TTGACTCTCACGCTTTTTGAATCAGAATCTGGTTTATGCAACATCTAAAAATTGGCCGTCAATTTAGATCGGCATTGGTAAATGATCTTTCGATAAGTGAAGATGGTAACTCCATCGACTTTTCGTTTTCCAGTGAAGAGCCGGTTGAACGATGGTTCGGCGAGGAAGTTCTAAGCCACGAGCCTGGCGCGATGAATCTCGTCCGTATTGATGCCGGCGCAACTCCGTTCCTTTGGAACCATGATCCAAATCAACCTCTTGGTATGGTGAAATCGGGAAGCGTGGTTAGTAAGATAGGGCGCGGCACTGCGACCTATTTCACAACACCGTTCGCTCAAGAAAAGAAGCAGCAGTATAAAGAAGGGCTCCGAAATATCTCGTTCCTCTACCAAATTGACAAAATAAAGAAGACACGTGAGGCTACGGAAGATCGACCGCCGCAATACACGGCAACCGAGTATACCGTTTACGAGATTTCGCAAGTTAGTGTCCCGGCCGATTTTACTGTTGGTATTGGACGCTCGAATGCTATTGATGAAACGGTGGACGTGCCCGTGGATGAAGACGAAATAGTTTCCGACATTGAACCAGTTTTAGAATTAAAAACAATTGAGGCTCCTGCCTCGAAGGAGAAAAGAATGGATCCGAAAGAAATTGAAAAGCTTCAGGCAGATGCTCGTACTCAAGAGCGTGAGCGCACTGCTGCGATCACCGGTCTCTGCGAAAAATTTAAGCTGCCTGATATGGCCCGCGACTTGATCAACGGTGGGAAGACCATTGAGGAAGCCCGCGAAGCCGTGCTCAGCAAGATCACCACTCGCCAAGAGTCGGTGACCGAAACCAGCGGCGATATCGGTTTGACCGAGAAAGAGATTCGCGCGTTCTCCTTCATTCGCGCGATCAACGCCCTTGCAAATCCTGGTGATCGTCGCGCTCAAGAGGCTGCGAAGTTTGAACGTGAAGTTTCCGAAGCCGGCGCAAAAGCGCGCGGTAAGGCGGCGCAAGGCATCTATATCCCGAACGAAATTCTGCGCGCTCAGCGCGATCTGACCAAAGGAACAGCATCGGCCGGTGGAAACACCGTCGCGACCAATCTTTTGGCGGGCTCTTTCATCGAAATGCTCCGCAAAAAGTCGGCACTCGATCGCGCTGGTGCGACGATGTTGAGCGGCTTGGTTGGCGACATCGCCATCCCGAAGCAAACCGGTGGCGCGACTGCGTACTGGGTTGCTGAAAGTGGCGCGCCCACCGAAAGCCAACAGGCGTTCGGTCAAGTGGCGATGGCTCCGAAGACGCTTGGCGCCTTCACCGACATCAGCCGCAAGCTCTTGATCCAATCCTCGATCGATATCGAGAGTTTGGTGCAGGCCGATTTGGCAAAAGTTATCGCTTTGGCGATCGATCTCGCGGGTCTCTATGGCGCTGGTTCTTCGAACCAACCGCAGGGTGTTGTGAATGTCTCTGGTATCAAAACCGAGGACATCACGGACAACGCACCCACGTTCGCTCAGCTGGTTGAAATGGAATCCAAAATCGCTGCGGCCGATGCTGACGCTGAAACGATGAGCTACATCGTGAATGCCACGATGCGCGGTTACTTGAAGTCGAACTTGAAATTCTCGGCTGCTGGATCGGCAACGCTTTGGGAACCCGGAAATCAGGTCAACGGATACAACGCGGTCGTATCCAACCAATTGACCGACGGCGACGTGTTCTTCGGAAACTGGGCAGACCTGCTCATCGGTATGTGGTCGGGTCTCGACGTCACCGTCGATCCCTACACCCAAGCAACTTCTGGCACGGTTCGCGTGATCGCGCTCCAGGATGTGGATTGCGCGGTTCGCCACGCCGAGAGCTTCTGCCTCGGACAGTAATCGAGAAAACTTCGGGCGGGGGTACACCCGCTCGATTCCCTAATGGTCTCGGAAGAGGCCATGAGTGAATCGAGCCATTGCTCAAAGGAGAATTTGATATGGTACCTGCATTACTTGCGAAAAGTTTGAAAGCGAACGCACTTGTTACAGCAACCGCGTTGTCGTCTGAACTTGATCTTGCCGACTTCGAAGGCTTGATCACGATCGTTCTTGACTGCTCAGCCCAAGGGTCTGGTATCACCAATGCAATCAAGCTTCAGGAAGCCCCGCTTCCCGGTGGCACCTATACCGACATCACCGGCGGTGGATTTACGTCGGTCGGAAACGCCGCGTCCTATCAGCAACTCACTATCAACTCCGATGAAATTGGTCGCGCCATGAAATTGAGCATGACCGTCACTGGTGGAACCGGAAGCGGAAACGTTGCGGCGACCGTCATCGGCAAGAAAAAATACATCTAACCATGACCGAAGACCTCGACGTTTTTTTGGCTGACATGGGCGTCGAGGTTGTCTGGAGCGCTGTCACGGCGCTCGGTATCCTCGATATGCCGACAATCGTTCAGGACAGCCTGGTGATGTCGGACGAGTACGTGTTGACCGTGAAAGCCTCGGAGTTCGCTGCGCTCCCGCGCGGCGCAAGCCTTACGGTCGACGGCACGGCCTACACGGTGCGCCAAGCGCCGATGAAAATCGATGACGGAAAATTCCTGAGAGTGAGCCTTTCAAAAACATGAGCACTAAGCGCGAATCCATTATGGCGGCCCTGAAGACGAAGCTCGATGCGGTCACGTATTCGGGCGGCAATCTTACGGACCGCGTGTTCCGCTCGCGCGCGGACGCGGTGGCGCGCCAGGAATCGCCGTGTGTGATCCTTGAGCCTATGCGCGATGATCCGAACGACGAGAGCATTGCACGCATCACCTGGCGGCTTCAGCTCAGGATTTCATTGGTGGTTCGCGGCGCAATCGTGGACCAGGTGGCCGATCCGATTTTAGAAGCGATGCATACAGCCATCATGTCCGATGTCCAGCTTAGTGGACTTTCGATGGACATTGAGCCTGGGTCTGTTAATTTTGAAGTATTGGAGTCTGAGTCTGGCGGCGGGATTATTACGGTTGATTATGTGGTTACATATCAGACCGCGCGCGAGAGCATGACTTCTATTTAATAAGGGGGCACCGTGTCTCTATCTACGAAAAAACGTTTGGTCACCGCGAAGATCGAGGGTACTTACGGCGTTGACTCAACTCCGACAGGATCAGACGCGATCCTTTTGAAAAACCTCGATGTTCAGCCTCTTCAGGCCGAGCTGGTGGGTCGTGATCTCATCCGCCCATACTACGGAATTTCCGAGCAGCTTCTCGCCTCGAAAAACGTGCAATTGACGTTTGAGGTTGAGTACGCGGCGGCAGGTGTGATCGGTGGTACGCCCGCCTTTGATTCGCTCCTTCGCGCGTGCGCCTTTTTAGGCACCCCAACGACCGTAACTTTCACCGCCGCAATTGCGAGTGAGGTGGTGACCGGAACGAAGACCACCCATGGCCTTTCGGTCGGAGATAAAATTCAGGTTAGCGGGTTTACCGATACGGCGGCAAACGGCGCCTTCACGATCGCCTCGGTTCCT